AAAGGTCGCCGCGTTGGTCGCCGCAAAGGTCGCCGCGCGGGTCGCCTCGTCGGTCGCCTCGTAGGTCGCCGCAAAGGTCGCCTCGTCGGTCGCCGCGCGGGTCGCCTCGTCGGTCGCCGCGTCGGTCGCCGCGTCGGTCGCCGCGCGGGTCGCCACGTCGGTCGCCACGTCGGTCGCCGCGAGGGTCGTCGCGACGGTCGCCGCCTTGCCCCTCGAATACCATACGGCGGCTGCCGCGCCGTAAGCCATCGCCATCACCAGCGGCGAGGGGACGATCACGACGCGGGGCTTCTTCAGACCGGCCGCTGCGTATATTCCCTCGATTGCGGGGACGATCTTGTCCGGTTCGATGGGGGCCGTGCGCAGAGCGCGGCCGACCCAAAGCTGCGCGTGAGCATCGAGCTTGGTTTTTTCTTCGGGCGTGATGCCGCCTTCGGCGCGGGTGGGTGTGCGAACGATCTTCTTTTCCATTTTAGTCGATCCTGTTGTGTGAAGTTGCGTCGATGCCGTGCTTGACCAGCACGTCAGCCATAGCCGCTGCGGTCGCGCTCTTGCGCTCCCAGCTCTGCCCGAAGGCGTGGACGCTGACGTCCCAGCCGCCGTCGTATGCCTTGTGCCCGATGTTCTGAGCCTTCAGCCAGCGCGCGAATTTGCCGTTGGCGGGGCGAATTTTAACCCACCCGAAGCCGCACATGCCGTCGTCAACGACTTCGACGACGCGGCCGTCCTGCAGCACGGTCATGGGGATGGGGCGACAGGCGCGCCCTGCTGCGAGGCCAACGGTGTTGGCCTCGTCCCAGATGGCGGGGAAGTAGCAAATCATGCGACGCTCCTTTCGCTGGCGGTGACTTCGTACTCAAGCAGCAGATCGCTTGGAAACGCGCGATACAACTGAATAAACACCCTGCGGGTGTCGCGAGGGTGGCTGTCGTCGAGCCGCCAAGCGGCGGGCTCAACCTGCATCCAACGGCGATATTTGTCTTCGAGGTCGATGGCGATGAAAAGGTCGATCATGATGCTGTCTCCTATTCGATGTCCTGACTATGGGGCAGATCGGGAGCCGGGGTCAACGGTTCTTTTTCACTTTTCGACGAAGCGTTGCGTGATCGCGGCGCAACTGAGTTATTATTTTTTGCGCGTCTACCGCATCCGACATCGCTCGGTTAAGGGTTCCCTCGATGCTGTGCGCCCATTTTCGGAGGCAGATGACACATGTTGTCTGTTCGGCGCTCGTCGCCTGCCTTTGCGCCCGGCCAACCAAGGCGCGGCCGCAGAACGTCCGGGTGTGCGTGTAGTCGCGGGCGTGGGTCTTGCGACGAGGGGTGGCGGGTCCGGCCGTCTTTTTTGCAACGGCGTAGCCGTCATTGTTAAGCCACTCCGTGGCCTCATCGAGCAGCATGCGGTCAGCAATGTCGGTGAACGCGCCGTGGTAGCCTGCGCCGGGGTGGAGAGAAACGACTTCGAAGCCCTTGCGCTTCCGCCGGAACGTGATCGTCTGTTCGTCGTCCCAGTCAATACCGTCGTAATTGCCCGAACGGCTCCAAAGGATCGTGTACATTGTGATTTTCCTTTCCGCGCAGCTCACAGGACGCCCTGCGGGCCGTACATGTTGGCAAAGTCGTGGATGGCGGACCGACTGACACTGCGGCCGCAGCGGTTGCGCTGCGGGGTCTTGCCCTGCCCCGCGCAGGCGGCGGCGTACTGCCGCCCGCGCTCGTACTGCCAGTTGCCCTTGGCTAGCGGGTACTTGTCGTAGTCGGGCGCGCGCCCCGCCTGATAGTCCTCGACGCCCGCGCGGAAGGCGGCGGAACCTACGATGGAGCCCCAAGTGACGGTGCGGGTCTTGATCTGTGTCATTGCCATCTCCTATCTGATGCCCCGACTATGGGGCATTCAGGAGAGGTTGTCAAATGACTTAACCACAGGCCGGATCAGGGCTAACGACGTCAGTCTGTCCTTTCGGAGAGGGCGGCGCGGGCAACAAGGGCAGCTTCGCGGCACGGATCACAACACGTATTGCGCGCTATGCTTCCCAGCGCCTCCCTCAGCCTTGCGTTCTCTGTGAGGAGGTGTTCGCTCGCAGCCTTCTCGTCCGGCGACGTGGCTTTCCCGTCAGGTAAGAGATAGCGAATGGCCCGCAGGCACGCTGCAAGCTGATGGCGTGCGCCCGCGTCCATGCCCTGCGAATAGGCGTCTTCTCCCGCGTGTTTCCACGCGGACAAACCAACCGCTTGCATCGCCTCTCGCAACGCCGCAATTCGTTCACCCCCTTTAGGGGGAGGGGAGGAGGACTTGAGCGCGCGGATGTCTTGCGCGATGACTACTGCGGCGTCCATCGCCGCTTTCTCGGTCCGGGAGACGCCCGAGGGGCCGTAATTATGGAGCGGAGATACTCGCGTATACTGATCCACCACCTTCGCCGCTTCCTCTAATGCTTCTTCTCTCTCTGTCATATCTCTACTCCTAGAGGGGTTTTGACTAACTCGCGATTACGCTCGCACCTGTTCCGCGACTTCATCGCGACCTTCCGGCTCATAAGTCGCGGCAAAGATGTCGGGCTTGCAGGAGTAAATTCTGCGACCTCTGGTCGGGAACGATTCGCGAATGATCCAATCACCAACATCCGCGCGCATGCGCCCCTCCAACGTCGGTATTTCGAGTGATCCATCGGCATGCAGCGTTTGCGTCACAAGCGGCGACCAAATGGAAACCGTTCTGCGCGCCTGCGGTGTCCCATCCCATTGGAGGGCTTCAACGAACTTCTTACGGATCATCGGCATTAGTCGTATCCTCTATTGCAGAACGGCCCGGATCACATCGTCAATCGTGCGCTTCCTCACGTCTCAAGCCTCCGCAGGAACGGCGGCGACATCGGCGCGGATGCGGGCGATGACGTCTTCGGAGAGGGTCACCGGCAGCGTACGGTCGAGCGTGGCGCGCAGGGCGGTGGCAGCGGGCCACACGGCCTCGACCTCTTCAAGTTTCTTGCTGTGCCCGATCAAAGAATTGTAGTCGCGCAGCTTGGCGTCAGTCGCCTCCCGGAGGGCGTCCATTGCGGCCACATACGCCTGCACAGCGGCAGTCGTGACGTCGTCAGCCTGATACAGGTGGCTGCGGCAGCCGGCTCTATCAGGCCTCCACGGGCTCTCTTCGTCGGTGCGAAATTCAAACTGCTCGACACCCCCGGCGGTCAGGATGACGCGGATGCAGCAGTCAGGCCCCGCAACGTCGTACTTAGCCAGCAACTTCATGTCCTCCGGCGGGTACCGCTTCTCCACCAGCTTGCGCACCAGTGGCGCGGCGGCGGCGTAGGCGGCGTCGTAGGCGGCCTGCTTGTCGGGAACCTTCACGGTGTTGCGGGCGAGGAGGCGCAGCCAGCGCCGGTGGTTCTCGGTGAGCCTGATCGATGGCATAGTCATGATCTCCAGATATTCCAGCGAAGTTGCTGGCGGGTCGAGCCCCTAGGCGGGGCTCTCGCCGTCAATAACCTCTCACGCCCACGTAACGCTGGCGGGGAGGTGGCTGTTGTAAAATTCGCGGCCGTCGGACGTGCTGGTGATCACCAGCTTCGCGGGCTCGGCGCCGGGCTGGAAACGGTGCAGCAGGGCGCGTCCGCAGAGGATGTCGTTGTCCTGCCAGCGGGTAGCCTCGACGCGCTTGGTTTCGCCTCGGAGCGTCACCTCGACGGTGCCGTAGGCGTAGACGATGCAGTAGCCCGTCTTGCCGACGATGTGCGCGATGCGGTCGACTTCGAAAGTCGTGCGGTCGATGTAGGCCATGATCAGAACTCCTCTGCGTTGGTGACGGCGGTGTCGTAGCCCTCGGCTGCGAGCCACTCCTCGGCCCACTCTACCAGCATCGTCTGGTGATGGGGATTGAGCGTGCCCTCGGGCAGCGCGGCCGAGACAAATTCGACCTCCGGGGGATCGGCGGGCTCGCCGCCGCTGGCGTAGCTGGGGCCGCGCGCCGGGCGCCCCGGCGTGTAGGTGTAGACGATGTCGACCGCGATTTCACCGAGCCCGAAGGGGCAGTAGGCGGTGACGATGTGCTTGGTGCTCATGGCCTAGGCCTCCTGCGCGGCGACGGCCGCCTTGTAGTGGTCGAGGATCCGCTCCAGCGGGTAGTCGCTGATCGTCCACATGTAGAGCGAGGGGACCTCGAAGGCGCCGCCCGCGAAGTAGTAGTAGCAGCCACCGAGCTGGTTGCGGTGGAAGGTGTGCTTGGAGCTCATCTTCTTGAGGGCGGCGTTGACTTGGCGGGGTGTGCTCATGACGATCTCCTATTCGATGTCCCGACTATGGGGCAGGTGGGGAGGGGTGTCAAATCCTCTTTTCGGAGGGGGCGGGGTGTAAGTGCATCACAAACTTATGCTTGTAGTACGCACCTACGCGGTGGTGCCCTAACGCGAGCATTTCAGCCTTTGTGCGATTAACCGTGGCTTTAACGGCGACCTGCTTGCCCTCAGCGGTTTCCCAGCGCGGGTACGGCCCCGTGCGGCCGACGTACCGCCAGTTGGTTGCGCGATAAATGCCGCCCGTGTGGCCCATGTACTCGTCGGCGTAAGTGACCAGCGATACGAAACGGCCCTCCGCGCGAATTAACCTAATTGACCGTCCAATCAAATAGGATGCCGCGTTAGGCGCGGGCACGTTCGGTAATACCACCAGCCTAGTCAACGACAGCACGCGCTTCCAATCAGCCTTGTTGACGCTCTCACATGCGACGCGCGTCGGCGGCAGCCACCATGCCACTCCGCAGAGCGTATCGTCGCTGCGTCTGTACAAGCCGTGCATATACACGCAGGTGTTACTGCCGCCGCGTGCGTAGTGATGTTCGCGAACCATCCTCTGACCGTCGGCCAAGGGTGCGGGTTTTACGACCCAGTCAGCCGCCCGAAAGGCTCGCACTTGATCATGCGACATGTCTAACTCCTCTTTTCGGTGGGGAGGGGGCGGGGGGCCCAGTCGCGGATCGCCGCCGTGTAGTGCGCGATGGCCGCCTTCGAGCCGCTGACGCGGCCCTCCAGCTCGGCCCGCTCGCGGCGCGTCAGGGCGCCGTACTCCAGCGAGAGGCGGGCCTTGCCCAGCCGGCTCTCAAAGCCCTGCAGGGCGGCCCGCAGGCCCTCGTCCGACACTTCGATGGGGCGAAAGCCGACGCCGAAGCAGGAACCCGACTGAAAGCCCCAGCGGATCGTGTAGCCGTGGGCGACGATGACGCCGCCGTCGAGCTTCACGTTCTGGCCGCAGCAGGCGCAGGTGCCGGTGTTATCAAGCGTCCGCGCGGGGGTCTTGCGGACGGCGGTCGACGGCTTGCGGGCCTTCACGACGCGGCCCTTGGCGGCGACGAATTTAGCGCAGATCGGGGCGAGGGCTTCGAGAGCCCGGTAAGCTTCAAGGGCTGCGGCGTGCGTCGGGCTGACCGACTGCGGTAGCTTCTTCAACCAGCCCGGCAGCGTATGCGGGTAGATCGTGCCGTGGTACTGCGCCGACAGCTCGTCGGTGCAACGGTCCTCGTAGGGGATGGCGAGGTAGACGTCCGAGGCGGCCGCCTTGGCCTTCTCAAGGGCCCGGTTCAGAGTGGCCCGCATCGCGACGTAGTCGATGTTGTAGATGACGTCGGCGGAAAGAAGGGCTTCAATGTCCATGTCGATCTCCTGTCTGAGGAGCCCTTCATACCTTCGATTTTGACAGTCTGTCAAACATAAAAAGACGGCTGAAATCGTGTTAGCCGCAGCGAACGCTCGTCAAAACGTCAGTCGGGGCGCTCCTTCCGGGGGTGCGGACCGACAGTCTGGAACTATGACCCCTATATGAAAAGTCAATAAAACCGGCGTTTTCCGAGTGCCGGGGGTCTTTTGTCTCTATTAACTCCATAAATATCGCGAGAAAGAATTAAATATACTAAACGCGCGTAGGACCTAGTGAGTGGCGCTAGTATTCTTTAAATGATATAGGAAATGTGCTTGAAGCTCGGTCTGGAAATACCCAGACAGTCTGGAGGGTTATTATCATGGTGCATCCGTGGGTCGTCGCGCGGTCGCGAGACGCGCTCGAAGTGTTGGAGGTGGATGAAGCGGCGGCGCTGCGCCGCCAGAAGATGCCCGCCGAAGTCGTGCGAGAGGTGTTGGCCGATCCTCGGCCATATGGAGAGATCGCGCACGACTACGGTGTCAGCTATCAGACGGTTGCGCAGATCAAGGCGCGGCGGCTGTACGCGCACGTTTCGTTCGCCGGCGACATCCCTCGCGGCACCCGCAGCGGCGATGCCGGGAAAGTGGCGGAAATATATCTCTCCCCCGGTTCATCGCGCGCGATTGCGGCCCACCACGGCGTCAGCGAGCACACAGTCCGCCGGATCAAGCAGGGCCTCGCGTATACGCATGTCACCCGCGATCTGACGCCGCCGTTGTCGGCGCGCGAGACAGTACGCGCCGAACTGCGCGCGCTGAAGGCTCGGTATGACGACGAGCGCGCGGCGCTGCTCGCGAAGTTGGAGGGCGCATGAAACGCAGGGTATTCAGTAACGACGAGGTGCGTTCAATCTTGGCCGACGTTCGCCCCTACGGCGAGATTGCGATGTCGCACGGCACGTGGAAGCACACCATCGCGGATATCAAGTGGCGGCGCACCTACCGGCGCGTGCCGTTTGACGGGGTGATTATCCGGCACCCTCCGCGAAAGCGGAGTAGATTGACGATTTGACATGTGGATAACTTTTCCGTATAAGGGATGTGTCGATTGGATAGGAGATGAAGATGAAGACCAGCAAGTTCGTTGACGAGTATGCCGTCGCCGTCGCGCAGCTCAAGGCGATGGAGAAGACCGTCGCCATCCTCAAGGCGAAGATCATGGACCTCGGCGTCGAGGAGGTCGCGGGCACCAAGTTCGCGCTCAAGGTCACGACCTACGAGACGAGCCGCCTCGATACCGCGATGGTGAAGGGCTGGCTGACGGAGGCCCAGATCGCGGAGGCGACCAAGACCTCGACCGCCTCGCGCATCACGGTCGCCGCCCGCGCGAACCAGAAAATCGCGTAGTTCTGTCGTCTCAGAAAGCGCCAGCCGAAGGGCTGGCGCTTTTTGTCGTTTTGGCGTAGATTGCCAGCATGACTGAGATTGCCACTGACCTGACGCCGCTGCATCTGGCGCGGCTGCTCGACGAAATGGATATTTTGAACAGCGAACTCGCCGTGCTCGCGGGGGTGAGCAGTCGCACGGTGTATCGGTGGCTTGCGGGCACGACGCCGGTCCCCCGGTCGGTCGTGGCGATGCTTGAGCTTCTCAAGGCGCGAGCGTGATCTGGCGATGGCTCGCCGTAATGCTCGCCCTGCCGACGCTGGTGCTGATCCTGCTCCTGCCGCTGATGTGGCCGATATGGTTCGCCCTCTGGGGCGCGCTGGTCGTCAAGGGGTTCGGCAACGCCCACGTAACGGGCGCCCGGAAGACACATACTCGGCCGCAGTCGCGGCCGAAATCTGTCGGAGGATCGCAGAAGGAGAGCCGCTGATGACGGTTTGTCGCGATATCGGGATCGCGCGGCAGACGGTCTATACATGGGTGCTTGACAATCATCAAGGTTTCGCGGACGCCTACGCACGTGCCCGGCACCTGATGGCCCTCGGCTGGGCGGACGACCTCGACGAGATCGCGCGCGACAAGCGCGGCGACTACTACGTCGACGAGGACGGATCGTTGAAGCCCGACATGGAACACATCATGCGGTCGCGCTTGCGCATCGACACGCGCAAGTGGCTGCTGGGTAAGGTTTTGCCGAGGGTCTACGGCGAGAAGATCATCACCGAGCTGACAGGCAAGGACGGCGGGCCCATCGAGACGCAGGCGACGCGGATCGACGTGCTCGCGCTCGACCCCGAGCAGCGCGACCAGCTCAAACAAATTCTGCTGCAGGCGACGAAGGGAAAGACCGAGGAGGAGCGTTGAAAATGTTTAATCGTCGGGCTTTGATTGTCGGGGCGCCCGCGCTTGCAGTGGCGCCGCTTACCGTTGCAAACATCCCCATCACGCTTCGCTTCAAAGTCGTGAGCGGCGGCCACACTGTTTCGGAGGGGACCATCACGTCGATGACATCAATTGGATTTGAACAGATGCTGGAAGCAATACATTGCGTGTACCGCGAAAGCGGCGAGGATTACTGCATACGGGTGACAGTGTGATGAGAGCCGTTAGCGACCTGAAGTTCCACATCGGCGCCGGCGTCTACGAGTTCGTGCCCGAGGCGGTCGCGGCTGATAACCTGCCTGTCTTGCTGCCGCTGTTCATGGCGCTGACACAGCTTCGCGGCACCTTCGACGTCGAGGGCTACCTCGACGAATACGCTCTCTGGCATTGTTTCAGGGCCGTCGAATGATGTACGCTTGCGCCGTGAAGGTGCCTGTCCTGCCTGCCCCCGAGCTGCTACGCGCCGCCATGCGCGCGGGCGTCGAGGTGGGCTGGGAGGAGGCGACCGGCGCCTGCTACGCCCAGATCACCGACGGGCGCAGCAGCAGGCAGCGCGCGGCCTTTGAGGCGCTGATGAGCAGCCCCTACGCGCCTGACGTGCTCTACGGAATGTACTACGCGGGCGATTTCACGAGGCTGCAATGAACCACACGCTGCTGTTGACGATGGCCGAGCAGGCCGCGAAAGGCACTTACGCCGCGAATGGGTGGGCGCGCCCGGCAGCCGGCGATGATGACGGCAAGGGCCGCTATCGCGATTCCAGCGCAGGCAGGCTGCGCATCGTCGAGTGGGACGAGCTGGACGGTGAGATGCGCTCAAAACTGGTGCAGGAGGCTTTTCACGGCCTCGCCGCGCTTGTCGCCGCCGGCTGGGTGTTCGTCGCGCCGACCACGCCGCACGTTCCCCGCGTCGAGGTGTCGTGATGGAGCCCTACTGCGTTAACTGCACGCACCACTGGGTCAACAGCGACGGCCTCGTCATGTGCGGCCGCCCTGTCGATCCGCCGACCGGCCCGCTGTACTGCCACGCCGAGCGGCACGGGCCGCCGCAGGCCGGCAGGGAACTCTGCGGACCTCGCGCTCAGTATTTCGAGGCCAAACCTTGACAGCCGCCGAGATACGCCAGTCGTACTACGACCACTGGCACTTGCGCGAGGAGATCGCGAAGCGCGTGCAAGCCAACACACCGTCGCGCACTCGCCGTAAGCGAGCATGAACCTAGCGGACCTCAACCCGTTTGAGACGCTACGCGAGATCGAGCGCGTCGAGTGCGAGACGTCGCTCTACGAGTTCGTGCAGAAGGCTTGGAAGTACGTTGACCCGTCGCCGTTCACACACGGGTGGCCGCTCGAAGCCATGTGCGAGCACCTCGAAGCGGTCGTCGACGGTGACATCCGCAAGCTGCTGATCAACATTCCGCCTCGCTGTGGCAAGTCCAGCATCGTCAGCGTCTGCTTCCCCGCGTGGGTCTGGACGCAGCGCGAGATCAGCGCCGTATCAGGCCCGCAGGTGCCGCTGCTACACGCCTCCTACGCGATGTCGCTGGCGATGCGCGACAGCGTGAAGACGCGGCGCCTGATCGAGAGCCCGTGGTACCAGAAGTTGTGGGGCTCCCGCTTTCAACTGGTTGGCGATCAGAACACCAAGGGGCGCTTTCAAAACGACAAGCGCGGCGAACGCCTGATCACGGCCGTCGATGCGCGCGTCACTGGTGAAGGCGGCAACATCATCGTGGTCGACGACCCGAACGCCGCCAACGAGGCGCTCTCCGAGGCGTTGATTGAGACGACGAAGGAGTGGTGGGACGGCACGATGTCGACCCGCCTCAACGATGCGCGCACCGGCGCCTACATCGTGATCCAGCAGCGGCTGGGCGAGGAAGACCTGACCGGCCACATCCTCGACACTGACGAGGGGTGGACGCATCTCATGCTGCCCATGGAGTTCGAGCCCGAGCGCAGCTTCGCGACCAGCATCGGGTGGGAAGACCCGCGCACCGAGGCGGGCGAGCTGCTGTGGCCCGAACGCTTTGCCGAAGAGCAGGTTGAGGTGCTGAAGAAGCGGCTGGGCCCGTGGAAGGCCGCAGGGCAACTACAGCAGCGCCCCGAGCCAAAGGGCGGCGGCATCATCAAGCGCGACTGGTGGCAGTTGCACGACGCGCCGCACTTCCCGCAGTTCGATTACGTCATCGCGAGCCTCGACACCGCCTTCACGACGAAGCAGGAGAACGACTTCAGCGCGCTCACCGTGTGGGGCATCTTCACGTCCGACACCGTTGCGCAGCCGTCGAAGCAGGTCATCCGAGGCGAGCGCCTGACCAGCGTCGATCCGCGTGACTACGGCAATCAAGCGCCGAAGGTCATGCTGATGAACGCGTGGCAGGAACGTCTCGAACTGCACGACCTCGTGCTGCGCGTGCAGAAGACTTGCAAGGAGATGAAGGTCGACCGGCTGCTGATCGAAGACAAGGCCGCAGGGCACAGCGTCGCGCAGGAGCTGCGCCGCCTCTTCGGTTACGACGGCTTCGCCGTGCAGCTCGTCAACCCCGGCATGCTCGACAAGGTCGCGCGCGTCTACGCCGTGCAGCACCTGTTCGCCGAGGGCATGGTGTTCGCGCCCGACCGCCAGTGGGCCGAGATGGTAATCGGACAGACATCGACGTTCCCGCGAGGAAAACATGACGACCTCGTCGACACCGTATCGCAAGCCCTGACGCATCTGCGGCAGGCATCGATGCTCACGCGCAGCAGCGAACACATTGCCGAAGTGGGCGAAAGTCTTCGCCATAGAGGCGCCCCACCGGCGAGCTTGTACGGCATCTAGTCTTGACAACCTGTCAGTAGTATGCGCCACGGCTGTCGTGGTATCATGACCGTCTCGCGAGGTTTCTGAATGGCGCTAGTGCCGGGGCTGAGCCCCAACATCCGCTTGGTCCAGCCCGACCCCGACGCATTGCCGCCGGGCGAAGATGTTGTTGTCGAGAACGCGCCCGAGGGCGCAGACGTCGAGCATCTTGACGACAAAGGCAACATCCTGAAGATCGATCATCCCGATGGGTCGATCACGATCAGCCTTGACGGCAAGCCCGTCGAGGAAGGCGCCGGCGAAGATACGTCCGAGTGGTTCAGCAACCTCGTCGGCAAGATCGACGACGCGGAGCTGTCCAAGATCGCGGACGACCTGATCCGGGGCATCGGCGACGACATCGATAGTCGCAAGGAGTGGATCGAGGACCGCGCGCAGGGCATCAAGCTGCTGGGCTTGAAGATCGAGGTGCCGGGCATTGGTGGCGCCGCCGAGGGCGCGCCCGTCGAGGGCATGAACCGCGTCCGTCACCCGCTGCTGCTCGAAGCCGTGCTCCGCTTTCAGGCGAACGCCCGCGCCGAGCTGCTGCCGACTGACGGCCCGGTCAAGATCAGGGTCGACGACAACAACGGCACGTTCCAGACCGACCGCATGGCTGACGCGCTTGAGCGCGACCTCAATCACTACCTGACGGCCATCGCGACGGAGTATTATCCCGATACCGACCGCATGCTGCTGATGCTCGGCTTCGGTGGGCTGGCGTTCAAGAAGGTCTACTTCTGCCCGCTTCGCAATCGCCCGATCAGCGAGACGGTCGACGCCGAAGACCTGATCGTCAACGCGGCCGCAACCGACATCCGCAGTGCCAAGCGCGTTACACATCGCGTCCAGATGCGACCCAGCACTGTGAAGCGCCTGCAGATTTTGGGCGTCTACCGTGACGTGCCGCTCTCGACGCCGATGCCGCAGGAACTCGACAGCGCGCAGCGCGAGAAGAAGGCGCAGCAGGGCGTCGAGCCCGAGGCGCTGAACCCGGAAGACCGCGACCGCGAAATCTACGAGTGCTACTGCGAGCTGAACGTCAAGGGCTTCGAGCACAAGTGGAAGGGCAAGGAAAGCGGCCTCGAAATCCCGTGGCGCGTGACCATCGACGTCAGCTCCAAGCAAATCCTGTCCATCGTCCGCAATTACGACGAAGACACGGCCGAGTTGCCCGAGGCGCGCGCCGTCTTCGTGCCTTACATGTTCGTGCCGGGCTTCGGCTTCTATCCGCTCGGCCTGCTGCATATCCTCGGCAACACGACCAACGCGATCACGGCCGCGTGGCGCGAGCTGCTCGATGCGGGCATGTACGCGAACTTCCCCGGCTTCCTGTTCAGCGACGCCGGCGGACGCCAGAACACGAACATCTTCCGCGTGCCGCCGGGCGGCGGCGCGCTCGTCAAGACGGGCGGCATGCCGCTCAATCAGGCGATCATGCCGCTCCCGTACAAGGAGCCGTCGCAGGCGCTCATGGCGCTGGTCGAGAACATCGCCACGACCGGGCAGCGGCTGGGCGGCACGAGCGAGCAGCAGGTTGGCGAGGGTCGCGCCGACGCGCCCGTGGGCACGACGTTGGCGCTGATCGAGCAGGCGCAGAAAATCCTGAACAGCGTCCACAAGCGCATGCACGCGGCGCAGGCCGAGGAGTTCCAGCTCCTCGTGAAGTGCTTCAAGGAGCATCCCGAGAGTTTCTGGCAGCGCAACCGCAAGCCGGCGTTCGAGTGGGACCAGAAGACGTTCACCGACGCGCTCGACATGTACTCGCAGTCGCTGGTGCCGCAGGCGGACCCGAACACGGCGAGCCACACGCAGCGCATCGTTAAGGTCATGGCCCTGAAGCAGCTGCAGGGGGCAAGCCCGACGCTGTACGACCCCATCGCGGTCGATACGGCGGCGCTGCAGGCGCTGGGCTGGAACAACCCCGAGCAATTCTTCGTGCCCCCGGCGGCTATGAACAAGCCGCCGCTTGAAGTCCAGAAGGGCATGGAGGAACTGAAACTCAAGCAGGGCGACCAGCAGATCAAGCGCGAGGCGCTGCAGCAGAAGGCGCAGGCCGACGCCGGCAAGCTGCAGATCGAAGGCCAGCGCGTGCAGGTCGAGGCGATGAAGGCGCAGCAGCCGACGGGGCTCGCGCCGCCCGAGGACAAGAGCCAAGAGCTGGCCCTGAAGGCGGCCGACATCGCGTCGAAGGCCAAGGACGTGCAGTTCAAGCAGGAACGCGCGCTGAAGGAAGACGAGAACCGCGACCTCGAACGTCAGGCCGAGCTGCAGGAGGCCAACCTGCGGCTCGTGGGTGACCTGCTAAAGACCAAGGCCACGCAGGCGCACGCCACGAGCGAGCGCGAGGCGCAACACGCGCACGAGAAGGAACTCGCGCGCCTGAAGCCGAAGGCACCGAAATGACCCCTCGCGAAATTCAGATCAAGTTGACGCAGACGGTGCTGATTGCGTATGGCGCGAAGGACGAAGTGCCTATGGCCGATCAAGCGCGAGCCGCCGAAAAAGCGTGGAGCGAGATTGTGGGCGTTCAACCGGAAACCGTGAAGGACTTGCTCAAGCCGTACTACAACTACCTCGCCGAAACTTCCACGACGGCGACAAAATTACGGGCCCTCTGCCATGGCTGACCCTGTCCGTCGCGCAGCGATGATCGCCCGCGATCAGCGCGCCCTGCTGCGGCGCATCGCCAACATCTATCCGGGCCCCGGCGGGGGATTGGACCCGTCGCCCGGCGGTGGCGGCTACAGCGGCCCCGGCGGCGGCAAGTACATCGGCCCGTCACGACTGGCTAAAGGCGGCGCTGCAGATGCCAAGGCGCGTTTTTTAAAAGGCAGCAAGGCACCTTTGCGGCTATACCACGGCACGGTTGAGCCCACGGATTTCTCAGTGTTTGGCGTCGGCGAGCCTCACTATGTCGAAGATGAACACGGCGAAAGTATACAGCGGCAGGGCAGCGGCCCCGACCCGACGACATACCTTGGCAGTCACTTTGCTGAAGAACCTGAAGTCGCTAACAGGTTCGCCAGAGGGCTATACGGCGAACGCAAGGGAACCACGTCGGGCAACCGCGTTTATCCGGTGCATCTTGCAATCAAAAACCCGCACGTCACCACGGAAAGAGAAATGCACGACTGGATGCTTCGCCAGTCGGTTTCGACGCCGTGGGTTGAGCACTTGCTTAACGATGACGACGAGATGCGCGCGAGATATGAGAAAGATTCGGGCTATCGACGGCACATCAACGAAAGTGTTCTCGGCCTTGAGCACGAGTCTGACGAGCCGACGTATGAAACGGCGCAAGAGATGGCGCGCAAGTTACGCGACCACTTGATTGCTAAGGGCCACGACGGCATCAAGTATAAGAACGAAGTCGAGGGCGGCACGTCATGGATTGCGTTTGATCCGAGGCAGATCAAGAGCGCCATTGGAAACCGTGGCACATATGACCCAAACGATCCGGACATCAGCAAGGCAGGAGGCGGGTACATCGGCCGCGCCACTGGCGGCAACGTCCCGCCCTTCAAGCTGCACAGCGGCGCTGCCAAGATCATCAAGACCAAGGGTCAGGCCAAAGCGACGCCACAGCAATACGCGGCGATGCCGGGCATCAAGCCCGACGAGCTGAAGCATTCCAAGTTTGACACGCTGGGCTCGAAGGCCCTCCCCCGAGAGGAGGTAATCAAGCACCTTGAGGACAATGCGGTCCCGTTGCAGGAGACGCTCCTACGCCACTACGAAGGCGACTACGCGCCGCACGACGACGTGCGTGAAGATGACGGCGACACCAAGTTCCACACCTACCAGCTCCCCGGCGGCGAGAACTACCGAGAGGTATTGTTGCATCTGCCTGATAAACAGCGCCGCGACTACACGTTTGAATGGTTCGACCCAGCGACGCAAAGAACTAAGCAGGGGTTTGACACCGAAGAAGCCGCGAAAGCGGCTGCCCCGGAAGGCGCAGTTGTCAGTCGCGTCGAAACGGCCACCCACGACCCCATTTTTAAGTCGAGCCACTGGGAAGAGCCCAACGTCCTCGCGCACCTTCGCATGTCCGACCGCAGGGGGCCGAACGGCGAGAAGGTGCTGCACGTCGAGGAAGTCCAGAGCGACTGGGGGCAGCAGGGGCGCGATCAGGGGTTTAAACAAGGCGACCCTGACGCGAAGCTCGATGCCATATTGCAAGAGGTCAAGCGCCGCGAGCCGCAGCTCAATGACGAAGACCCCCACGCATGGGACGGCGTCTGGAAACGACACCCCGACTTGTTCGCGCAGCAGCAGGAAGCATACAAAGAACGTGAAGGCGTCCCACACGGCCCCTATGTCGACAGCACCCAGAAGTGGACCGACCTCGCGCTGAAGCGCGTGCTGCACGAAGCCGCGCACGGCGGCTACGACAAGGTCGTCGTCACGCCGGGTGACGAGCAGAACAAGCGGTACGACCTGAGCCATCAGGTCAAGAACATCACGTACTTCCCCGACATCGGCTACCTGCACGCGACGACGCACGACAACCAAGGCGTCGAGCATGAAGACGTGAAGCCGGGCGATCTCGCGACGCATATCGGCAAGGAAGCCGCCGAGAAGATCATGAAGTACGAGCCGCAACGCTACGAGGGCCGAGGCCGGCTGGGCGGAGAGTTCTACCATGAGCTTGAAGGCGACGACCTCAAGATGGGCGGCGCGGGCATGCGTGGCTATTACGACAACATCCTGCCGAAGCGCCTGCAGACGCTCGCGCAGCAGCACGACCCGCAGGCAAAGGTGCAACTGGGCGGCTTCACGTTGCGGACGCCGCAGAACGTGGAAGACCTGCCCGAAGACGAACAGGCCGACTATCTCGACCGCGATCCGTCTGGCGCGCAGCGCCAAGTGCCGGACGCGCGCCGCGATCTCCACAGCCTCGACATCACGCCGCAGATGCGCGACAGCATCAAGGGCAACGGCTTCAGCCAGTTCAAGCGCGGAGGCGAAGTGGAACCAAAATGGGTGAACCCGCTTGAAGAGGGCGCGGCGGCCAGCGGGCATACTCCTGCAAGTTTGTACCCGCGCCTGCGCAAGCGCGGCAAAGACACGATTAACAAACTATCCACCATAACGCCGAATAGCGACTGGGAGAATATGGCGGTGCTGCGGGCGCGACAGCCGCTTGTGCCGCACAAACCCTTGGACCCGCATAAAATGATCGGCAGCACACTGGTTTCAGGGCCGGGTGATCTGCTTGCCACCGACATGACGATCCACGGCATCGGCGGGAACATTTTCAAGAACCCGGTCCATACCGAAGGGGGGCCTTTCTACAGTCGTGGAAAAGCCGGTACTGCATGGGCGTCAAACGAGAAAGCGATCAAAGATCAGCTTAACGCCGCGCTGCAAGCTGAGAGGCAAGGCAGTCCGGCATATCATGTACCGATTTCTATGAGCCGTGGGGCTATAAGCAGCACTCCCGCTGTATGGAACATGCTGGCTGAAATGCTGCCGTTTGCCAAGATCAGCAAAGCGAACGCCGCGAAGATTGACAAAACTATTCGGACGCACCCCCACCCCAAGACCGGCGAGCCCCTTTTTCCTAACGCCCCAAGTATTGGGCACAGAGATTTTCCTGACTGGGTGGCCAAGCAACTTAATTTGAGCCAGCGGTATCAACTCATGAACGCTATTGAGAAAAGCGCAAATGTTGTTGCCGGGTTGCCTGAACCGGGGGCCATACGCATGGCGGTCACAGAACCTGAATATCTTGCGCCGCGCTCCATGTCTGCAGGTCGAGTGCTGTCCAAGTTGCATCCAGAGAAGGGTCTTTTATACGAGCCAAAAGTCCCCCACAGCGGCTACCCCATACAGGCACCCGGAACGTATCACGGAGGGTTTGAGCGACCGACGCCTGTCGGGTTGATGTTCCCGAAAGCGTGGAAGACTATTGCGGGTAACCTTGACCCTGAAATTGACGAAGTGCCCAACGCGATTCAACGTAAACTGCAATTGACGACGCAGATGCAAAAAGTAACGCCCGAGATGGCCGACAATTTGGCCGCTTACTATGAACGTATGCGCGGTAAACCGTTTAAAACCGGCGGCCGCGCGGGCTACGCACCCGGCGGCGGCGTCAACCGGCTCCTGCAGAACCTGAAGGGCTCCTTCAGCAATCTCAACCAGCAAGTTGCGGCGCAGGCACCCCAGCAGCAGGCACCCCAGCAGCAGGCACCTGCCGACTATCAGGGCATGGTCGGGCAGGCCACGCAGCAGGACCCGGACCCCGCCTATCAGCGCATGTTGGCGCAGGCGCTGAACGGCAAGAGCTACGACGAACTGTTCCCGAAGGCTGCAACCCCGGCCGCAGCCGCGCCTGCCGCGTCCGCTGCGGCCGCCGAAGCACCACCGCCCGCCTACCCGACCTACCAGCCGCTCAACTACTCCGTCTCGCCGACAGAGATGCTTGGCGGCGGCGGCGGCGGCTTCAAGCGCGGCGGAAGAACGAGTAAGAAGTCCACCATTGTCGAGCGTGCGCTCGCGGCTGTAAGGAGAAAATAGATGAGCGATATGTCAAAGGCCGCACGCGCGGCCATGAAGGCCAAGGCCACCCGCATGGGCGGCAAGGGCGAACCGAAGACCAAGGTCGATGCGTCGACGTGGTCGCCTCCCGAGATGATGAACACCGGCATGAAGGTGGGCATGCGCCCGCTGACGCGCCGCGCCTTCAAGAAGGGCGGAAAGGTCATCGAGAAGTGCGAGGGCGGCCCCACCGCCGTGCGCGCCGACCGCAAGCAGCGCAAGCAGCGCAAGGCTGGCGGCCGCTCGCTGGTCACTGACCTGATCAACCGCAACGACAAGAAGGCGAACAAGGCCCGCGAAGGCGGCGACGCGCATACCGGCGGCTACGCCAAGGGCGGCAAGACGTCCCGTTATTACGAGACGGTGAAAGACCACGACCGCTGGGACGAAAGCAAAGAGAAGTGGATGCCTCGTACCAAGCGTCGCCTGACCGACGAGGGCGAGATGAAGTTCGGCCCCGGCGGCAAGCCGTCAGACGCCGACAACCCCGATAAGTTTCGGCCGGGCGAGTTCAAGCGCGGCGGCGACGTCGATCAGGACAAGAAGCTCGTCAAGAAGGCGTTCGCCCAGCACGACAAAAACATGCACGGCGGCAAGCACGAAGAGCTGAAGCTGAAGAAGGGCGGCCCCGCCAAGAAGCAGTACGGAGGGTCGGCCAAGAAGCCCATCCCCGGTGACGCCCCGACGCGCGGCCCTGATGGCGGATCGCAGGCAACTGGTGAACCGTATCAGAATATCGACGAACTTATGAAAGCCAAGGGTATCGGCAAGAAGCGCGGCGGCGGTACCTACTTCGGCGGCACCCGCCCGACGGGCGGCCGCATGCCGAAGGCTGATGGTGGCAAGAGCGACGAAGATTATTGGACGTATAAGGCGGCATCCAAGACGCCGGAATTGGAAGAGGCGATCAAAGCCAAGGCCATTCATCCGAAGACTACGGAGGATGATTGGGCAAAACTGTCACCCGGCATGCGTCGCGAAATTCTTCGCAGCGCGCAGCGCAAGGGCCGCAAGGCTGGCGGCCGCACCAAGGGCAAGACCAACATCATCATCTCGGTCAATGCGGGCAAGCCGCAGGATCAGCAGGCGATGATGCCCAAGATGCCGACGCCCTCGCCGTTGCCGGTGCCTCCGGTGGCCCCGCCCCCGATGGGCGCGGGCGCGCCACCCCCGATGCCGCCGATGCCGCCGCCGGGCTTGGCTGGCGGCCCGCCGCCTCCTCCGGGCATGCCGCCGATGCCGCGCAAGCGCGGCGGTCGCGCCTACAAGTCCTACAAAGACATGGACGCGGGAGCCCTGAGCGGCATGGGCCGCATGGAGAAGACCGAGATCGAGCACGGCAAGCGTGTGGGTCGCCTGTCGGGCGGCCGCGCTCGATCCTACAAGGACATGGACGCGGGCGCGTTGGGCGGCATGGGCCGCATCGAGAAGACCGCGATCCAGAAGCACAAGAGGTAATCGCTGGCCGGCGACCGGGACGCTGCGACGGCTCCTCACGGCGCAGCGTCCCACCCCGGCCACTGGGAGGAGCCAGTGACATTCGACACGAGGATTGGCCGCAAGTTCGGCGTGCTGATCAATGAACGCATGGCCGCCAGCACGCACAACGTGATGAACGGGACCATGGCCGAGCGCGACTACGCTCGGGAGACAGGGCGCTTCCAAGGCCTCCGCGAGGCGCTCGAAATCTATGAGGAAGCGGAGGCAATCATCAAAGGCGCAGAGAGGAGCTGACATGCCACAGATGGCGATGAAGCACGACAACGACCCGAAGAAGGAGTTGTTCGCCACGCTTGGCGACACGTCCGGTGTCGATGTCTTCAACAACGCGGTTTTGGTCGCGATTTACGTGCGACCCAACCGGACCAAGTCGGGAATTTTCCTGACGGACAACTACACTTCCGAGGACCGCATTCAAGGCAAGGCGGGCCTCGTCGTGAAAAAGGGACCCCGCGCCTTCGTGGACGAGCGCGGCGAGTGGTTCGCCGACGCCGACATCAACGAAGGCGACTGGGTCATCTTTCGGCCCAGCGACGGCTGGGCCATCAACGTCAACGGCGTCGCCTGCAGACTGATCGACGATACGGCGATCAGGGGCAAGGTCGATCAGCCTGACCGGGTATGGTGAGGACATCATGAGCACTGAAAACGAAGAAGTTGTCATCGAGGACAGCGACACGCCGAAGGAAGTAACGCTTGACGAGGGCGTCGATGACCTGAAGCAGCGGCTGGAAGCGGCCGAGGCGCGCGCCAAGGCGGCGGAAGAGGCGCGTCACAGCGCCGAACTGGCGGCTCACGAGGCGCGCGGCACGGTGCAGGAGACGAACCTGCAGCTCGTGGCGAACGCCATCGACACGTTGCGCCAGAGCAACGAGATCGCCAAGGCGAACTACAAGGCGGCGATGGCGAACGGCGACTACGACGCCGCCGCAGGCTATCAGGAGGACATGGCGACCCACGCCGCCAAGCTCCTGCAGCTTGAGCAGGGCAAGCAGGCGCTGGAGACAGCTCCGCAGCCCGTGATGCCGGTGGCGCGCTCGTCCGACCCCGTGGAGGCGTTCGCGTCCCAGCTCTCGTCGCGCTCGGCCGAGTGGGTGCGCAAGCATCCGCAGTTCGTGACCGATCCGCGCCTGAACCAGAAGATGATCGCAGCGCATAACATGGCCGTGGCCGACGGCCACGCCGCCGACAGCGACGACTACTTCGCCACCGTCGAGGGGCTGCTGGGTGTCCGCAAGGCCGCCACAGTCGAAGAGCCGCTGTCGTCTGCCTCGCGGCGCTCGACGCCGCCGCCCGCCGCGCCCGTTTCTCGCGAAACGCGCGGCGGCAACGTGGTCCGTCTCACCGCCGAAGAGCGCGAGATGGCCGAAATGATGAAGATGACCCCCGAGGAGTACGCGAAGAACAAGGTCGCGCTCAAGAAGGAAGGACGGATGCACTGATGGACACCCTGCCCCAGACTGGCGGCCGCCGCCGCCGTTCGCGCCGCGTCGAAGAGACGGAAGAGACGGTCGTGGAAGCGACTCGCCCGGAGATGCGCCCCGCCCTGCGCGACGACGACCCCCGCGCCGCCGCAAAACGTCGTACCGCTGAAATCCTCGGCCATCTTGGCGGCATGGATGAAGGTGTCGACGAGTTCTACTTTTCCCCCGATCAGGTTCCCGATGGGTGGACCTATGAGTGGAAGCGCCGCACGATCATGGGGCAGGAAGACCCCGCGTATCAGGTTGCGCTTGCCCGCACGGGTTGGGAGCCGGTGCCGTCGCGCCGTCACCCGGAGATGATGCCCGCCGGCTGGAAGGGCGACACCATCGAACGCAAGGGCATGTTACTGATGCAGCGGCCCCGAGAGATCACGGAGCGTGTCGAGGAACTGGACCTGCGGAAGGCGCGCAACCAGATTAAGGCCAAAGAGCAGCAGCTCAATGCCGCCCCGCCGGGCACGATGGAGCGGGAGTTCTCAGACCCCCGCACGAGGCCGACGATCAAGAAGAGCTTTGAGGCGATGCCCATCCCGAAAGATGATTAGGGGACCGTCTCTCCGTCTGAGGGGGCCTTCGGGCCCCCTTTTTCGTTGTCATCTTGTCAAGTTGAATACTTCGTCTCTCCTAGCGCATTATGGGAATGGCCTCCCCGGTGTGAGGCTTCAATTTTACCGGCTCTTGCGACGTCTCGGGACGCCTGCGGACCTTCCTTCACAAAGGAGTTTCCGACATGGCGAATACGAATGCGCCTTTCGGTTTCCGTCAGTACTACGGCGGCTCGGGTGGCGCTCCCACCTTTGCCCAGTCGACCCGCCTGATCGCGTCCACCGACACCACCGCGATCTATTCCGGCGATCCGGTGATGCCGGTCGTCTCCACCGCCAACGGCTACATCACGCAGGCTGCTGCGGGCACCACGACGCTCGCGGGCATCTTCGTCGGTTGCAAGTACCTCTCGGTGTCGCAGAAGCGCACTGTGTGGAACAGCTACTGGCCGGGCAGCGACGCCTCGGGCGACGTCGAGGCGTACATCATCGACGATCCGAACGCGCAGTTCGTCGTCATGGGCAACAGCACGACCTTCAACATCACGGGTTCGCTGACCACGGTCACCAGCTCGAAGGTTGGGCAGTACGCCCAGTTCGCCATCGGCACCGGCAATGCCAGCACCGGCCAGTCCGGCGCGTACCTGAACAGCGCGGGCACCACGGTGACCTTCCCGTTCATCGTGCGCGGCCTGATCGTCGCCCCGCCGGGTTCCGACGGCGCTGATCCGACTACGGCCTACAATCAGGTCATCGTCGGCTTCAACAACGAGTGGCTGCGCTCGAATGGCGCTGGCCCCACTGGTATCAGCTAAGGAGTAATGACCAATGGCTGTTAATCTTTCCGCCATCAAGGACTTGCTCCTCCCCGGCCTGCGCGGCGTCGAGGGCAAGTACGAGATGATCCCGTCTCAGTACGACAAAATCTTCACCAAGCACGACTCGAAGATGGCTCTGGAGCGCACCGCTGAGATGCGCTACCTCGGCCTCGCCCAGCTCAAGACCGAAGGCGGCCAGACCGCGTTCGACAACGGCGCTGGCGAACGGTTCGTCTACAATCAGGAGCACACGGAAATCGCCCTTGGCTACGCGATCACTCGCAAGGCCATCGACGACAACCTGTACAAGACGCAGTTCCACCCGTCGAACCTCGGTCTGATCGAGTCCTTCCAGCAGACCAAGGAAATCTACGGCGCGAACATCCTGAACACGGCGACGACCTACAATGCGGCCATCGGCGGCGACGGCAAGGCGCTCTGCGCCACCGATCACCCCATCGACGGCGGCACGGTAGCCAACAAGCCGGCGGTTCAGGTCGACCTGAACGAGGCGTCGCTGCTCAACGCGATGATCTCGGTCCGCACGAACTTCAAGGATCAGGCGGGCCTCAAGGTCTTCGCCCGCGCCCGGAAGCTCATCGTGCCGCCGCAGCTTGAGCCGGTCGCCATCCGTCTGACCAAGACGGAACTGCGCCCCGGCACGGCGGACAACGACGTCAACGCGATCATGTCGACGGCGGGCGGTCTGCCCGAAGGCTACATGGTCAACGACTTCCTGACGTCGTCCTACGCGTGGTTCCTGCTGACCAACATCGACGGGCTCTCCTACATGGAGCGCATCAAGTTCGAGACGGACATGCAGGTCGACTTCGTCACCGACAATCTGCTGGTGAAGGGCTACGAGCGGTACTCGTTCGGGTACTACAACTTCCGCTCCATCTATGGATCGTTCCCGACCTCGTAAATGGTCAGCGCCGGGTGCCTGACGGCACCCGGCGTTAACTCACAGAAGGAACTACCATGGCAGCTACTCATCTTTCGGGTCCGCTCATCACGGGCGACCTTCAGGCGGGCCAGACCAACGGCCCCAATCAGGGTTACGCCACGCTCGTGCAGACTACGTCGCTGACGCAGAACAGCACGACTGCCGTGTCCTCCACACTCTACATCCCCGCCGGATCGATCATTCTGGACTTCTTCATCGATGTCCTGACGGCGTTCAATTCGGCCACCTCTGCGACCTTGTCTGTCGGCATCACGGCCGCCGGCACGGAATATGTCAGCGGTGTCAACGTGAAGGCCGCCACCGGCCGGATCGCCCCGACGTACACTGCAGCGCAGCTTGCTGCGATGTCCAACCAGACGGTTCTCGGGGTTGCGGCTCCGACGACCGCCCCGCTCGTCATCACCATCACCCCCGTGGGCGCTACTTCGGCCGGATACGTCAATGTCTCCGTTCAGTACGTACAGCTCACGTCGACTAACTAAGGAGACTTCCAATGAAGGCTCGTCATCGCAAGCATCGTGAAACTGGCGGCGTCGCCGAGTATTCGGAAGACCTCGCCAAGAGCCCGCCGTCGCGCACGGCCGACGCCGAACCGATTTTGTCGGCGGCGAAGGAGCGTAAGCGCGGCGGCAAGACCGTCAAGATGCACGGCAAGAGCGCCGCGCACCATGCCGGGCGCAAGCCGCGCAAGAGCGGCGGCCGCACGGGGTCGAACATGAACCCGCTGTCCTCGGCCCACAGCGGCACCCCCGCCAAGGGCCGCAGCGTGAAGCAGATCGACTAACGACCTATGGCGGGGGTTTCGACCCCCGCCCCCTTTTTTCGAGGTGCCCGATGGCCCGCACACCGGCATGGCAGCGTCGCGAGGGGAAGAACCCGTCGGGGGGCCTCAACGCCACCGGCCGGGCTTCGCTGCGCGCCGTCGGCTACAACATCAAGCCGCCCGTCACTGCGGAGCAGGCCAAGAGCAGCCCGGCATCTTCTGCGCGCCGCGATAGTTTCCGCGCCCGCATGTGCGGGATGAAGGAAAAACTGACGTCTTCCAAAACCGCCCACGATCCGAACAGCCGCATCAATCTTGCGCTGAAGAAGTGGGACGTGAAATGCTAGGAGCCCTATAAATGCGCCCGATTGTCACTGCTGTTGGCCCGCTCACCAGCGCGAGCGCCACCAATATCCGCACAGCCTCTGGCGTTGCGGGGGCCGGCAATCTCGTGCTGAACGGCTCCCTCGTCTCCGGGGGCGCGGCGACGCTCGACAAGGCGCGGCGCATCCTCTTCACGACCACGGCCGACGAGACGACCAAGACGATCCTGCTGTCGGGGACGAACTGGGCGGGCGACCTGATTTCGGAGACGGTGACGCTGGTCAATAACAGCACCGTGGCGTCGGTTCTGGACTACAAGACCGCAACCAGTGCGTACTGCAGCGCGGCGTTGACGGGAAACCTGTCCGTCGGCACGAATAGTGTGGCAGGCAGCCCGTGGGTCTATCTTGACCCGTGGGCGCTCGCGAATACCGCCCTGCAATGCACGGTCAGCGGGACTGTCAACTACACGGTCCAGACGACCCTCGATAACCCCAACAGCCCGACTGATCCCGTAGCGGCCGCGTCAATGACGTGGGTGGCGTCCAACGACACGGATGTCGTAGGGGCCACCGCAACGAAGCAGAGCAACCTGTTCTTCGTGCCCGCATACGTGCGCTTGTTGCTTAATAGCGGCACCGGCAGCGTGACGATGACTGTGATCCAGAGCGGCGTGGTGCCGCGATGAGCGGACTCTCCCTCGGCAACGGCCTTACCATTGGCGGCGGCGGCAGTGGGTCCCTGACAGTCGGCACAACGCCGGTACTGTCCGGTACTTCTGGATACCTGCTGTACAACAACGCGGGCGTGCTAGGCAATCTGGCGGCGCCTTCTGGCAGCATAGTGGGTACCACCGACACCCAGACGCTCACCAACAAGCGCATCGACCCCCGGATTTCCTCGACGGCGTCCGCCTCCTCGGTGACGCCCAGCATCGCCACGGCGGACATTTATGTGTTCACTGCCTTGGCGGCGACGCTGACCATCAATGCCTCGACCGGGGGTTCACCTGCTAATGGCGACAGGCTTACGTTCAGGATCAAGGATAACGGTACGCCGCAGCTTTTGACATGGACCACTGTAGGCGCGGGCTCCTACCGAGTTATCGGAGTGACGCTGCCCACCACCACTACGTCTGGCAAAGTTTGCTACGTCGGATGCATCTATAACTCAGACGAAGCGTTTTGGGATGTTGTCGCCGTAACGACGCAGGTGTGATGTGCTGAAGATCGACTTTGAGTACGCAACCGAACACGGCATTTTTCGCGACGCGCTGCTTCTGCCTGAAGATCACACCTTCACCGAAGCCGAGATCGTCGCGCTGAAAGAGGCGCGCGTCAATGCGTGGGTTGCCCTTGTGTCTGTGCCGCCGCCGCAAGAGGAAGTAATCGATGGCTGACAGATACTGGGTCGGAGGAACCGGAACGTGGAACACGACGTCGACCACAAATTGGTCTGACAGCTCTGGCGGCTCCAGCGGCTTCTCGGTGCCGACCGTCGCCGACAACGTATTCTTCGATCAGGCGGGTACGTATACCGTCACGATGACGGGCGCTTTGGCGTGCCTTGATATTACAGTATCTGCTGGGACGGTAACGTTCGCGACGGGCACGACGCCTACCCTCAATATTCGTGGGTCAATGTCACTGGCGGTCGGTACGGTCTGGTCCAGCACCGGCGCAATAAATTTTTCGTCCACTATCGCCGGGAGAACGGTAACTACGAACGGCGTAACCATAAACGGCTCCATCACATTCTTTGCCACAAACGGAGGGTGGACGCTTGGCAGCGCCTTGACTATGGGGGGCTCGGCCTCGGTAACTCTTACGGCGAACGCGTTTGATACCGGAAACTACAATCTGACACTCCCCTCCGGGGTGTTCCAACTTAATGGCGCGTCTACAAAAACTCTTACTCTGGGCTCCAGCACGATAACTACATCTGGTTTTATCGACAGTTCTACCGGGACGACGACGGTTAACGCAGGCACGTCAGTATTGAATATCAGCGCAACCGGCAGCGTAAATTTCAACAGCAAGACTTATTACGATGTGAATATCACTAACGCCACCAGCGCGCCTTCCCTGACTAATCTAGGTTCGTTCAGAAATTTGTCATTTACGGGCACAAGTTTCACTTTTCGGGAACTATCTGTGTCTTCGCCGGGGGGTGCCACGATTACGGGCACATTTTCAATATCCACAGGCGCGTCACGCGCCAGACGATCTTTTCTGCGTTCGGCTACGGTGGGCACCACAGTAACGCTTACATGCGGTGCCTTTTCTGGCGATAATGTCGATTTCCGCGATATTACGATTGCGGGCGCGGCGGCCCCTATCTCAGGGACCAGTTTTGGTGACTGCAAAGGTAACTCAGGTATTACCTTCACTGCGCCAAAAACCGTGTACTGGAATCTGGCGGCGGGCGGCGTGTGGACTGCGACTGCGTGGGCGCTGACATCTACCGGGAGCCCGTCAAATGATAATTTCCCGCTTCCTCAAGATACCTGCATCTTCAGCACAACGGGGTTGAACGACGGCGCGACGGTGACGTTCAACTCCGATACACCGCCGTATGTTGGGACGCTGGACATGTCGGCGCGGGTCGTGACCAGCTCCGACATGATCCTTTCCATATCACCATCGACTAATGCTTTTCCTGATTTTGGCGTGCAAATATATGGCAATCTGATATTTGGCACCGGGTGCTCGTTCGCCGGCACCGCGTTTCGCCAGAGTTTTGGTTTTTACGGCCGAACAACTCAGTTGTTCACGTCTGCGGGAATTACTTCAACTGCAGGCGTGCTGGTAAACGCGCCCTCTACCATTGTTAAACTTCAAGACAATTTTACCTGTTCTAAGGCGTCCAACGATGGAGTGGCGGCAGTTCAGGGCACGTTTGACGCGAACGGCTTCAATGTTACGCTGACGAACGCGGCGGGGGGCGTTCGCGCCGATTCCGGCGCGGCCACGCGCGCAATCGTCATCGGGTCGGGTACTTGGACGATCAGCGGAACCGCGCCGTGGACTGTGACCTCCTCCGGGATGACCGTCACCGGCACAGGCACTATCGCGCTAGACTCCGCGTCCACCAAGACATTTGCCGGGGGCGGCGTAAACTATAGCGGCATCACGCTGAAGAATGCAGGCGCGGGCACGCTGGTCATTACCGGCAGCAATACCTTCGGAACGCTCACCAACTCAGTTCAGCCGACGACGTTTTCATTTACGGCCGGAACCACTCAGACTATCACGACTTGGAGCGTCAGCGGCACGGCAGGAAATCTGGTCACGATCCAGAGTGCCACTGCTGCTACGCACACACTGTCGAAAGCAAGCGGCACTGTGAGTGCGGACTATCTGAGCATTAGCCGCAGCACCGCTACTGGCGGCGCCACATGGTACGCGGGGGCCAACAGCACAAACGGCGGCAATAATCCGGGGTGGATATTCACGGCTCCTCCGGCCCCCGGAACGAGCCAAAACAATTTCTTTCTGCTATCCTAGCGGGAGGAATCAAACATGACGTCTAGCGGAACCTACACCTTCAATCCCAGCCTCGGCGAGTTGACGCTTTATGCGTTCAATCTCTGCCAGATCAGGCCGACGTCGCTCGTGCAAGAGCACATGCAGAGCGCCCGGATGGCGACGAACATGATGTTGGCGACATGGTCGAACCAAGGCGTTAACCTGTGGGCCGTCGACCTCGTGACGACGCCGGTGTCGCAAGGCGTGGCGACCTATCCGGTAGACTCCAACACGGTGATGATCCTCGACGCCTACATGGTGACGCCCCAGAGCGGCTCAAACATCGACCGCATCATCATGCCGGTCAGCCGCACGGAATACGCGACGTATCCGAACAAAGAGCAGCAGGGCTTCCCCACGGTTTTCTGGTTCGACCGCCTGATCAACCCGACTGTCACGTTGTGGCCTGTCCCCGACGGCGGCAGCACGTCGGCGCTCAAATACTACCGCGTGCGTCGGCTGCAGGATTCGGAGTTCACGGGCGGGCAGACCGTTGAAATCCCTTACCTTTGGCTCGAAGCGTTTGCTGACGGGCTCGCGTACCGACTTGCCAAGGTATGGAACCCGCAGCTTGCGGTGGGCCTCAAGGCGGTAGCCGACGAGACTTACAAGATTGCGGCGGAACAAAACATCGAGCAGGCGCAGCAGTACATTTCGCCAAGCATATTTGGCTACTACAGGCCGTGAGGTGACACATGGGGTACGCCTCACGTTCAGGGAGAGCACGCACTAGTCCATCGGGCCCGCAAGCGCATGCGATCTGTGACCGCTGCGGTTTCCGCTACAATCACATTGATCTTGCTTGGCAATTTGACTGGCGCGGCGCGACGCTGCAGAACACGCGCGTTCTCGTTTGCCGCAAGTGCAACGACGACCAGCAGCAGCAGCTCCGCGCGATTGTGATCCCGGCTGACCCCGTGCCGATCATGAACCCTCGTGTTCAGGATTTCGCGGCTGCGTCCACGACACAGCGCGCGACCAGCGGCCAGAATACGGTAGATTTCTGGACGGGCACCCCAATTCCCGGCGACACGGTTCGCATCACGCAGGACGACAACACCCGCGTCACGCAGCAGACGGGCGAGCCGCCGGGGGGAATTAACCAGCAGCCGGGCACCGATCCGAATGCGCCGGGTAACGATGATCCGGGGCTGCCGTACAACAACACTGACGTTCCCGAGACAGGGCCGCTATCATGAGCAATATCCAGATTCCTAATCTATCCCCTGCGGTGGCGCTCAACGGGACCGAACAGTACGAGGCCGTGCAGGCCGGCGCCAGCGTGCGCGTGAGCACAGCGCAGCTTGGGCAATACATCAACCTGCAGTACCCCCCGCCGGGAGTCTCAAGCATCGCAACATCGTCGCCGATCACAGGCGGAACAATCACATCCTCGGGCACGATTGGCCTTGAGACAGCCGGCGTCACCAACAGCTACCTTGCAGCCATGCCGGCGCTCACATTGAAAGGAAACGTCACAGGGGGTCCTGCGACCCCCGCCGACATCAGCGCCAGCGCTGCGCTTGACATGATCGGCAACACACGCGGGTCGCTGCTTTATCGTGGCGCGTCCGCGTGGCAGATTTTGCCGCCGGGCGCGGTCGATCAGGTGCTGCAGACATCCGGGGCTAATACCGATCCGCTGTGGACGACTTTGCAACCCGCCGGAACTCTATTGCCGCAAACCGTGGTTGCCACGTCGGCCACGACGACCATTGACTGGCGCAACGGAACTTACTGTGTGATCACGCTGTCGGCCAACACGACTGTCGTGTTTTCTCCCGCGCCGCCTGCATCGTGGGTAGTTAACATGACCATGCTGTTCATTCAGGACGGCACCGGCAATTGGACGGTTACATACACCCCGGTTACTAGTGGTTTTAGTACCGTCTACACTGAAGATGGCCAGCAGCCGCTTATCAACCCGGCCGCCAACGCGCGATCTGAATTACAAAACATTCTGGATTCCGGGCGCGACGAACTACGTGTTCGTCAAGGCGTGATTGGTGAAGTGGCGCTCCCCTAATGGCCTTCTTCAACAACTCCGACCGAGCGCAATTCGTCGGGCTCAACTCTGGCGGGCTGGTGTCGCAGTCCCCTCCAGACGCGACCGATGACGGCTCGTGGGTGGGCGACCCGGCCGACCAAGCCATGTCCACGCAGATTTGGGCGCTAAAGAACTCGACTGCATATGTATCGCGGTTGTATCTTCAATGGTCGTTCCGCGACAACAACACGAACAACCCCAACTATTCGGCGAACCTGCTGGGCGCGAACTTTGGGACCAACAAGAACCAAGTGTTGCGCCGGACGACCTGCATCCCGTTTCAGGGTGGGTTTTCCTACATCACCGGGCAGCGGGTCTATGACCCCGTCACGGGGTTGAACTATGCCTCGCTGAACGACCACACGTCCGCCGCGACGTTTGCCGCCGATATCGCCAACTGGTCAGTCATCACGGTTGCGGTGGACAAGACGCCGGAATGCCGTGTCGAGTATTCAACCTACGCCAAGGCCATCGCCGCGACCCGTGCACTGATCTCCTTCCTGTCGGGTAATTCCGCGACGGGCACGGGCGGCTATGAGGACATCTGCACGGCGGCGGGACTCACGTTCTACTCGGCGGCTGCGGCCGAGTCCTCGGTAGACACGATTTTCATTTACTATCCGCTCCAGCTTCGGCCCACGCAAGTCGGCCTTCCCTCGGGCGTCGGCTTCGCGGTCGCCCGCGACACGGTGATCTTTCTGCCTGCCAAACTCACGGATATCTGGAGCGCGTGGGTCAACAGCGGCTCCAACACGGTGGGCCAGATCAAACAGGATGCGGAACAATTAACTTTTTGGTGGTGCGCTGTCGCCAATACATCGGCAAATACAGGTACTTTTGCGCAAGATCGCGCAAATGCAGCAGCCGGTAAATGGAAGCCTATAAAGATCGGCGTCACGCTGGATCACGAAGTTGGCGACCGCCGCCCCCCTACAATCGCGGAAGACCCCTCCCTCGGTAAAGACGGCAACGTCCAATATCAAATGGAGAGTATAAGCCCGGTGCTGCGAGATAAAGGCTATCAGTTGAATATATACACCAACGATGTAGATGTTTTGAACGGTGTCGCTCTAAACAACGGTATTACGGAAACCAGCATACCGTACATCCTCAGTAGCGTGGATGAAGTGCAATCCATCACGGACGGAAACAACTTCCGTGCCAATGACATGTTTGCAAATTTTATAGCCAACTATAATCGTTGGAGATATGTAAATGCTACCCCTGCGCAAGGCCAACGTGCAGAATGGGCGGTTAGCAAGTCTGCTATGGCGCTCGACATGGTTGAGAGATATGGGGTTCAATCGTGGGCGGTGTCCAACGTGACTGTGGGGCCCGCGCCTTCTTATACGGTGGTTATCCGGGCGCCGGGAAATACTTTCATCAATAGCTCATACGCCGATGTGTGGGGCTTGGATGATATAGGTATTCCAACAGGAACTTATCGCGTCACTAGCCCTGATGTCGGTTTGGAAGGCAACCTGACAATTGCAACGCGGGTGGTAAACGTGAACCCGTGGACGGGCGTCGTGACGACGGCCCCTTTTGACGGCCGATTTGTAACGCCTTATGTGGGCGGTGGCGCGGCCATGGCCGGGGGGTCTACGGTCAAAGCTATCATAAATATCCGACGTTTTGCTCGCTCGGCCGCCATGGCAAACCTTAATCAATGGCGCGACTTTGGCGAACAGAACGGCGCCCTTTTAAACGGCCCGTCTTTCCGGGTGGCGAATATCACAAACGCTAATCCGGCTGTGGTTACAACGACAACGGCGCACGGACTTACTACTAGCACCTTTGATTCCCGTGTCGTGCATCAAGCGATTAACGGGATGACGATGCTCAACGGCCTTAATCTGGCGGTGACAATCATCGACGCCACCAGCTATTCGTTAAATAACTACGATTCCACCGCCCTGCCAACTTATACGGGTGGGGGTGTTATGCAGCCAACGCGGCGGGCGATGTTCAACAGGAAAACTAACATTCTTGCGTTTAATCGCGGAACACCAAAGCTGTTCATATGAACAAACGAACAGTCCACTTTTCCTTGCTTGAATTACTACCCGAAGAGATGCCGGTTTCCGGTGCCATAATGTCAGAGTTAGTTTTTAAACTGCAGCCGGTATAGTGGGGCGCGATACTTTCCGAGGAGACCACATGGTAACTGAACCTGAGAATCCACTTAACCAACCCATTAGTCTTGACCTGACTGCGGGAGAAGTCAATTACCTCTTGCACGCACTTGGGCAGAGGCCGTTTTCTGAAGTCGCTAACTTGATTGGCAAGATCAAGACACAGGGCGACGCGCAGTTTGTGCCGCCGCCGCCTGCCGAGGCGTCGGCCGATGCTGCTGTAAACTAAAGTGGGCGCCATGCTTGACGCGCAGACGCTGATAAATCTGGGCCTCGCCGCAATTTTGGCGGCGGTGGGATGGTTTGCGCGTCAAGTATGGGACGCAGTCAAGGCGCTTCAGAAGGACGTGCAGGCGCTCGAAGTCGAGATGCCCAAGACATACGTCACCAAGACCGACTTCTCGGAAACCATGAAACGGATCGAGATCATGTTCCAGCGGATATCCGATAAGCTTGATGAGAAGGTCGACAAATGACCGTCGATGAACTCATCAACGCCGTGCTTCGCCGCGAGGGCGGCTATGTCAATCACCCTTCTGATCGCGGCGGCCCGACCAACTTCGGCATTACGCAGGCCACGCTCTCGGATTGGCTGAAGCGCCCCGCCAGCGTGAACGACGTGTCAACCATGTCGGAGGCCACGGCCCGCGACATCTACAGGGCAAACTACTTCATCAAGCCGGGCTACGACGCGATCACCGACCCCGCGCTGCAGGGGCTGATGTTCGACTTCGCGGTCAACTCAGGGCCGGGGGCCGCGACCAAGGCGCTGCAGACGGCGCTGCAGAAAATGGGGCTGTACACCGGAGCCATCGACGGCGGCTTCGGCCCCCTGACCCGACAGGCGCTGCGCGGCGTCACGAATTGGCCGGAACTATATTTTCGGGTAAAGTGCGAACGCTACGAGTTGTATTTGCGCTTCATCGGCCGCGATCCGGCGCAGGCGGTATTCGCCACCGGGTGGGCCAACAGAATGGACGAGTTCTGATGCCCGCGATCATCACCACTATCCTAGGGCTGTTGGCGGGGCCGCTGGAAAAGCTGATCCCCGATCCGAACGCGCGCAACGAGTTTCAGCTTCGACTGCTCTCGGCGTTGCAGTCTGCCGATCTGTCGCAGATGCGGGTCAACGAAGTCGAGGCGGCGAACCCCAACGTATTCGTCTCCGGGTGGCGGCCGTTCATCGGTTGGATTTGCGGCGCGGCGCTGGTGTACCAGTTTCTGCTGTATCCCTTGGCCGTGTACGCCGCATCATTCGTCAGCGAGGAGGCCGTCACGCGGCTTCTGAACGCCCCCCGGCTCGACAACAATCTCTGGGAGCTGCTGTTCGCCATGTTGGGCCTCGGCGCGATGCGCTCCTTTGAAAAAGTCAAGGGAGTGGCCTCCAAATGACGACTGGGCTCACCTACAGCACGTATGTCACGGAACTGGCTAATCTTGCCGTCGTAGACCCGGCGGACGTCAACTTCGTCGCCAACTTGCCGCAGTGCATTACATACGCCGAGAACCGCATTTATCGCGACCTCGATCTCCTGTCGACTGTGACGGCCACCCCCGGCTTCACCTGCACAGTCGGCAGTCGGCAGATTACGTGGCCCATGGACCAGTTCGTGACGGTGCAGGAGATCAACGTCATCACGCCGTCGACTACGACGAACCCGGACGCGGGCACGCGCGTCACGTTGCTCCCCACGACCAAGGTCTGGATAGATGTCGTGTATGCCTCACCCAGCGTGACGGGCGTCCCTAGCTGGATGGCGATGTTGAACCAGAACACCGCGCTGGTCGCACCATGGCCGAACGCAAATTACAGCGTCGAGATTGTCGGCACCGTGCGTCCCGCGTCGCTGTCGGCGTCCAACACGACGACCTTCGTCAGCACGTACCTGCCTGACCTCTTCCTGATGGCGTCCATGGTCTTCATCAGCGGCTACCAGCGCGACTTCGCGCTTGGTGCCAGCCAGCCAAACGACGCCGGCATGCCCATCAACTACGAGACGCAGTATCAGACCCTGCTGAAGAGCGCGATGGTTGAAGAGGCCCGAAAGAAGTTCGAGGCCGGGGCGTGGTCGTCGATGTCGCCCGCCGTTGCCGCGACGCCGACGCGAGGGTAGCGCATGCACGCCACCCTGAAGCTGATCCCGACAGTCGACCTGAACCGGACACCGGCGCTCAACGAGGCCGCGATCAGCGCCACGCAACTCGTCCGCTTCATCAAGGACCGCGAGAACCTAGGGCTCATCCAGAAGTTGGGCGGCTGGTCGCGGTTTTACCCGTTGGCGTTGGAGGGTACGCCGCGCGCGCTGTGGGCGTGGCGCGACAATCTCACGAATGACTATCTTGCCGTCGGCAATTCAGGGGCCACGGAAGGCCGCCTGTATGTCATAAACGAGGGCACCGCCAAAGACATTACCCCGCAGGTCTTCGACAACAACACTGCCGTCGACTGCACGACCACACTTGGCTCAAACATCGTGACCATAGGCGATCCGGGGTTCAGCGCCGCGACGACGGGCGCGTCTGGCGACGGCACGACAGCCACGATCACCTACGCGGGAACGCATGTGTTCCCCGTCGGGGGCACTGTCGTCGTCGCGGGCGTGACGCCTGCGGGATATAACGCGACCGCTACGGTGACGGCATCTTCGCCGGGGTCGGTGTCATACCTGAACGCCACGACCGGGGCGCAGACCGTGGCGGGCACCGTCGGCGCGGGCGGCAGCAACATCACGAATTACGACGCCGTGTATATCCCCGCGCACATCAGCGTCGGCGGCCTGATACTGTTTGGCCTGTATCCCTGCATCGCGGCGTCGTCCACCACGTTTCAGATCGCGGCGCTTGACACGCTGGGCGACCCCGCGCTGGCTACGTCCTCGGTGGCTAACGGCGGCCTCGTCGCCGAGTTTGACACAGTGAGCGGCTCGTCCATTGTCACAGTGACTTTGAACGATCACGGCTTTGCCGTAGGCGACACGTATTCCGTGCTAATCGCGACAACCGTCGGCGGCGTCACGTTGACGGGCGACTACATTGTGCAGTCGGTTCCGACTGTGAACACGTTCACGATCCAAGCGGCGCAGAATGCTTCCGCCACGACGTCGGGGTTCATCAACGGCGGCGACGCCCGGTATATCTACTACGTGGCCTACGGCCCGCTACCCGAAGGCACCGGGTATTCGGTCGGCGGGTATTCGGTCGGCGGGTACTCCACAGGCGCGGCCCCTGTCGCTGCGGCGGGGTTCCCAGTCGAAGCCTCGGATTGGTCGCTCAGCAACTGGGGCGAGATACTCATCGCCAGCCCCGATACGTCGTCGCTGCTGACGTTCGATACCGAGCCGGGAGGCCCCATCTACCAGTGGTCGCCCACGACCAGCTTTCAGAATGCTCAGATCATCCCGCAGGCGCCCGTGTCGAACCACAGCGTCTTTCTGGCGATGCCGCAGCGACAGCTCGTGGCTCTCGGGTCTACGTTCACTGGTGTACAGGAT